ATGTTTATAGTCTATCGATGTCTTTATTTATATATTTCATTAAGTACCAATCATACCACCATTCGTCTTTAGCATCATCTCGATTAAAGTTTAACTCTTTTTTATGAATGTAGTCTGTTCTGGGGATTTGATACATTATTGATAGATCATTCCTACCACCAATAACTTTATTATATATTCCGGATTCAATCATCTCTTTAATAACTTCTGTTCTTTCAATATAAAAGAAGTCTTCAAATGGATAATATAACACATAATAGTCTGCTGTTGTTACTGATAGACCTGACGGAACACCATTTGATTTAGTCTCAATAACTGTCATATGATGTCTCCTTTTTTTAATCTCATAATAGTTCGTTTTAACTTCAAATGTTTTAATCTCACCATTTATAGAAGCTTTTATATCCCACTCCTTAAAGTCACCTTCTGATATTTCAATAATATCCCATCCTTTTTTAATAAGGTGTTGTGCTATTTGTTTCTCACCAAAAGCACCTTCTTTTAATCTTTCTTTGAACCATTCGTTTAAATCTTGTCTTTCCATTTTTGTTTATCTTTTTCTTTTATATATTAAAAGAAAAAACAAAAAAAAATGAGGGTGGCTAAAAAAGTTTATTTATTTTTTATATTTTTACATATTTTCTATATTTTTTACCATATTCTCTATGATATTCTTTTCTACTATCATCAACTTTAATAGTTCCGCGTTCAATATCAGTAGGCATTTGACTATTGTATAGTTTATATCCTTGTTCTGTATATTTATCTATCCAAAATCTCTCTCTTGTATGGTCGTCTGTTTCTTCTATAAGTATCATTTTATAGTCTTCTATATCAAGCCAACTATATCCACCATATAGTCTTTTTCTCAAAGTCTTTGTTGTTATACCGACATATATTATATCTCCTGATTTTGATAGTAAATGATATACTCTATATTTCTTTTCTTTTTTATCAAAGTCAGAATATTTTGGTTTGGATGGTATAAGTCCATTTTTTTTGTCATTCAACATTTGAAGAGTGTCTGTAAGTCTTTTCAACAATATGTCGTCATTACAATCTATGATTGACTTTTCAATCATTTTTATCTTTTCGTCTATTATATTTTTATTTTTCATACTTATTATATTGTAGGAACGGAATAAGTTCCGTATCTTTGATGTATAACTAAAAAATAAACATTATGAAAAAGATTAAAGTTTTGAAATCAGTAGAAGGTGGAATGTTCCAAACCGTAGTAATAGATGAGAAGTTGTTTTCTGCTTTAGGTAGATATAATAGAGCAAATGAATCGTTTAACTTTTTATTTATGAATAATATCATTGAAATGAATGATTCGGCTTTCAATGGTATTCAAAATATCATTCAAGAGTGCGAGACAATCTTTAAAGTATATGGTCTTGATAAGTATGATGTAAGAGCAAACTACTTATTTGATAAAGCAGAAAGAGTATAAACAAAAAAGGGGCTCAATCGGCCCCTAATATATCATTTATTCTCTCTTCTCTTTTATACCATACTAACCAATCTTCGAAGTGTAGATGGTCTTCTTTTAATGCGTCTCTATCCCATTGTGGTTTTCTATTATAGAGTTTATTATAGATTGCAACATAGGGTCTTCTTTCTTCTATTCGTTTGAGTATATCTCTTATATCTTCTTTCATATTCCAAGTAATCTTAGTTTTTCAATGCGAGCATTTACCAGTTTCATTCTTTTCCATTCGTGGAATGATATTTTTCTACTCATCCCTTGTGTTGTGTTAAGTCTTACGTCTGGTATATAAAGTGTTGGATGGATTGATGGTGCCTTTATTTTGTAATAGAAAGTCCATTTATCTTTTACTTCATCACTTGAAACTCCATTATTTCTTGATACCTGTGTTATTTCTATATCATCTGGTGTTGGTTTGAAGTTATTCATTGTAAACTTCTTAACACTTTCTTCTGCTATTGCCTCTCTAATATATTCCATATAGTCAGCATACTGTTCTAAATCATCTTCTTCGTACATATTGTTTTTGTTTTCTTTTATATATTAAGTTAAAAAAGCCACTTTTTGCCATTTTCATATTATATTAAAAATGGAGTCAAAAGATTTGATATATATGTTATGAGAAAGATTACAGAAGAAGAGATTTGTTCTATTGTTAGCAAATATGAAACACTATATGATTTAAGAAAAGGTGATTACTCATTATATCGACTTATACAGAATAGAAAACTAATGCATTTGTTGGCTGGTTTAAGTCGTGAGAGAATGACAACAAGAAAACATAATAAAACACGTACTAAAAAAACTAAAAAAAAAGTTAAAGGTATTTATGGTGTTTGGGAACCAAAGCGAGTAGACAATGTTTGGCATTGTGGTCGATGTGAAGAGGCTTCCAAAAAACACTCAATATATACAAAACTATGTGTCAAATGTGGCAACCTATTTATCAAAAATATACGAATAGGAGTTGATTCAAACATCTATAACGTAAAAGAAGAGTACTGTAATATAAATATAACCATTGATGGTGAAACCCGCCATATTGGATTAAAGGCAGAAGGTGAGTTAAGAAAGTGGGTTCTAAAAAATGGATTTGGGTTTATACTGAAATGAAAAGAAAGTTAGCAGGTATCTATATGATACACCATAAAAGTGGATTCTATTATATCGGTTATTCAATAGATATATTTAGTCGATGGAGCAGCCACTATACAAGTATCAAAATGTCAACACACTCATCTGTAGATTTAACAAAACTATGGAACTCAACAGAAGTCTCTGAATGGACTTTTAGAATACTCGATACTCTATCTATCACCGAGTTTAAGAAAGAGCACCAGATTAAAGGAAAAGCACTTGAAACGGCATTTAGAAGAAAGTTATTGAATATGGAGAAGGAGTGGATGAGTTTATATAGTAAGAACTTTGCCTTAAATAAGGATAATAAAAACTTTGGTTAAACTTGTTTTGGTGTAGAACGCACGCTGGCTTGGTGCCGCTGCTACAATAAGACTGTGGTGGGTTCCAAAGTATATTATTAGTATAGTATATCATGATGTTGCATGTTTTGACAAAAATAAAAAAAACTTTTAAAATAAACAATAGGGAAGAAGAGAAATATAATATATACAATAAGAGGTTCCTCCACAGGCACTGGCTCCTCATTCTACCAAAGAATCAAAACAATGCCTTCTATGAGAAAGATAGTTCGAACTATCATCATAGTAAATCAAGACCACAGGTTGAAATACTTTTATATAGGGGCTGCAATCCTTATATAAAAGGTGGTTGAGAATAGTAGATAGAATGGAAAGGCAACCAATCTCGCTCTGTGTAACCTCACAACGAGTCCTTCATAGCAGAAATGCTTTAAGCCTGACCTCACCAAGTGAAATATGTTCTTAACAATGAAAGAATATATCTGGAGGATGACAAGATTTAGCAAGGCTTGTTGGGTGCTATCTGCTAGGAAGAAAGAGTAATCTTCTTCAAATCTTTTATATTAGTTTCTCATTCAGAGATTTCTTAATATGAAGGATAAAGGACTTGCTATATCTATAACACTACTCCTCACAAAAATACTTTTCAATCGTAGCAGCGGCACCAAGCCAGCGTGCGTTCTAATCTTTAATCTTCTTTATATTCATTTTTGAATAATCCTGCTTCTCTTACAGCTTCTACCATCCATTCATAGTCTGCAATCTCACCAAAGGCTTCACATACGATAGGATCATTCTCGTCTATATTATTTTCCTTACAGTATATCTCGAATGATATTCTATACTTTTGGCTTGGATTAGCTGCAATCACTTCAACTATCTCTTTTTGAATGTCTTCTTTACTTTTCATAATATCCTTCTTTTAGTGTTTATCAAAGATACGGAACTTATATTGATCCACCAAACATTTTCACCATAAATCACTAAACCAACCTAACAACACCTGGCAGCATTGCTCTTACACTTGGATTGGAATCATAAAAAACTTCAATCCCTAATCTTCTAATCTCTTCTACTTTTCGTTGATTAGAACGAGCGAATATAACTCGCTTTCTATCAAGTTTTAATCTATCAATAATGGTCCAAAAGTCTCTATCACCATATGAACGAGTAGTTATGACCCATTTATCACCAGAAGTTCTTCTAAATAAGGCTTGACCTTTTATTGTTGATAAAACATCGAAATCAAATCCTGTTCTATCAACTCTTAAATATTCTTTTATATTATTTAACATCTTCTATCTCTTTTTTAACTTTCTTATAGAATCCAAGTGCTTCTTTTGCGGTATCGATGAATGGTTTTTTTCCAAGTTTTTGATTACTTTCGTCATAGGATTTCAACTCCGTATAGATCCATATCATTGCTATTGATTTAGAAAGTAGATACTTATATCCGAATAAGACACCACCGAAGATATGTATATCTATCATATAAAGAAGGAATGTTGATCCGAAGTACTTAAATATCTTATGTGCCAGTCCAAGTCTTAGTATTCTACTTTTAAATGAACTTCTACCCTTTGTTTTTATTTGTACTCTAATGGCCCATATAGTATCAATCAAAACTGATATAAAAATGATTAAGAACACCCACTTTATTGGTGCCATAAATGTTAAAATGCTCGCTATCAATAGTCCTATTGTCTTCATATTCTCCCACCTTTTTTGTATTCAAATCCTCCTCTGATTAGCCATTGATGAACCGCTGCTCCAACACTTGGATACTTTCCCACCGGTCCCCAAGGTCCTGCTGTTTTAGTTCCTGCCTGTCCGTCAACCAAGTTATTATAGATTGCTTCTGGTACATTATAGTAAGTATAAGTAGCATTACTAAACTCTACTACAAGTTCCTTCGTTACAGAGTCCCATTTAACTCTCTTAACATTTGTTGAAGTTACTGATTCAATATATTGTCTAAGTTCTAATATTCTTTCTATCATCTTTATATGTTATTATTATCGCCATAAAAGTATCTGTTTCTCTTTATTTGGTCGTAGTCATCAATATAAATATCACTATCAAATCCAGTTGTAGTTGGGTAAGGATTATTCTTAACACCACCAACAGTAGTTTTATGCCATAATGGAAAGTCAGATGAGTAATCACAAAGGAACTGAGAAGACCTTTCAGTAAAGTATTCAGCTCTATTCTTTAACTCACTTCTAAGATACTTTAACTCTTCAACAGACGCTGGAGATGCGAACTCATCATTAAGTCTAACTACTCCTTTATTTCTTATCTTTATACCTAAAAATGGTATAGCAATCTCAGATGATCTATAAGCAAGCATTTGCTTCACCAAATCAACTAACTCACTCTCTCTTGATGAAAGTGTTGATCCATTTATTTTAGTCGTTAAATCGTCGTATAATAACTTACCAAGTAGTTCTCTTACGTAGATAAGTTCTGCCGATTCAATATGATTTGCCACCTCGGAGATGTCGACGTTCATGTTTATCGGTGTAAATGTTTTTAAGTATGTTTGGTTTATCCACATAGTATATTTTTATTTTTTAAAACTCGAAATCTTTTATACTGAAATCAACATTATATCCATTGATTTCCAATATTTTATTGACTGCTTGTTCGAAGACTTTTTGATCCGGATTGATAACAAATCTTGAAAAGGCCTTTAACTTAACTTCGAAGTCATTACCACCACCTAAACTTCCAGGAATCGCGATACCAAACATCTCAGGGTTTGTTACTCTTTCACCAGTAAGTATCTTAGTTGTTATTTGGTCTGATATAACTGTAAACTGCTTATCAACATTAGCAACATCTATTGCTTGAACGTCAGGTGCCAACTCTTTTCCATCAGAAAACAATATCATAACAGAACCAGCTTTTTTAACACCACCATAAGTTCCTTTCAATCCTCTAACGATTTCGTTTCTTTCCTCGTTGTTGGCTGGTCTTTTGTAGTATTTAACAACCATAGATGGATTAAATCCATTTTCTATTAAAGAGTTGTAATATACTCCAACTTGACTTTCTAATGTAATCCAATCCATTGCAGGTAAATATGAAGGTTCACCATAATATTCATTTGAAACCATTGTTGCTGGAACATAAAGTAGTTGTCTATGATTTGTTTTATTTCCCAAATCAAGTGTCTTTATCTCAACAAGTTCTTCTCTTCTATCACTCCAATCTCTTTTATAGTACCAACATTTAACTTCACCATTTTCATACTTACCACTTCTTAGTTTAGAAACATCTAATCTATTTACTCCTACTATTTTAGAAAAGTCAAGAGACCATATAAGTTCAAATGCCATAGCACCTTGTAGTTGAAAGTCAAGTGAATAAGAATATGCTTCTTTTTTAATAGAGTTTATTATCTTCAAAACATCAATCTTTTGACTTTCATTTAATAAATCATCATTAAACATCCATTCTTCACCTACAACCATTTGAGCTTTTGTTTTAACAACAGCAGCATGTGTTGGAGATGAGTTAAACATATCTTTTAAGTATTCTGGATATAAGTTATCATCACCATAGTTGACCCACTCATTTCTCCTATCTTCTTTAATCTTTGGTAAATCAGTTACTGCAGCTAAAGACATACTTTCATATCCACCAAACTCTTTATTTACTCCTTCGGTCTTACCGAACTCAAATCCTAATATCTTCATATATTTTATTTTATTTGTAATCTTCCAGATTCACATAGTCTCGCACCCGAACCTAATGTTACTGGATTAGTTGTTGGAACAGTTCCATATTCAGAATATATCTCATAGTTCCATTGTCCTTCATCAAGATTTGGTAAGAATCCATTTACTCTATCGTCAATCAATCCTGTATCAAAGTTTTCGAGACCAAGACTAAAGTCAAAAACATTGTATCTTTCAGGCCATGACCCATATGGTAGTTCACCATGTGGTATAAAAAGTACCTCATCATTAGTAAGTTTGTTGATAAACTTAATAACATAATATGTTGGTGTTCCAATAACCTTTTCTTCAGTTGTAACAACAACACTATTTGATCTACTCCTTCTTGCTATTATCATTGAGACTTATTTTTATTAAAATATATCTAAACACTTTTTTGTTTATTTATATTTTAAATAAAAAGATATGTTAAGAATAAAAGAAAAGTATAAAGCTGGATTCAAACACAAAGGAGTTCAATATTATCCAGAAGAGTATTCACAAGAAAAGTTAGAAAGACTTTACAATGGTCCTTTAAAAGACTTTATCGAAGAAGTTGAGATTGAAGAAGTTGAGATTGAAGAAGTTGAAGAAGTTAAAGAAGTTAAACCTAAACAAAGTAAGAAAAAGGATATATAATATATGTCTTCAAGACATTCTGTTTATATGTTAAATAAAAAACCCACCTGATTTAGGTGGGTTTTTTCATATACATATTTTGATTAAATCAATGCAGATATGATAGTTGGATCAACTTGGTAAGCTTGTTCGCTTTCCATAGCCGTCAAAGTGATAGTATACCCATTTGCATCAGCCTTAGCTGTTCCAGAACCACCAGTGATTGCTGTTACATAAGCACCCTCTACTTGACCGAAGTACCAGTAGTTACCGTTTGAGTCCAATACGATTAAAACAAGTTGTTTTTGTCCTGCCGTAAGTTTCTCGATGAAATCTCTTTTAGTCGTTTCTCTTCTTGAAAGAACGATGTTTACTACTTGATTGAAGAAAGTTGTTCCGTTAGTCATATCGATTGCAGCATCTTCTGTGAAGTTACATACGTTTTTGTTCGTTTTGATTTCGTAGAACTGAGTTACACCAGCCATTGTGATACCATCAATCCAATCACCGATTAAAGGTGCTGATGCTGTTCCTGTTGTAAATGCTGTTACGTTCTCGAAATCAGCGATATAAATCTTATTTACCCCACCAGCATTGTTAAAACAACTTTTATCTAATCCATTTATTAAAGCGTTACATATTGCCATAGTTTTTAATGTTTTTATTTTATATAAAGGGTGGCCTCAACCACCCATTTATTGTTTTATTATGCGTAAAGAACGATTTCTTTTCCATAAACGTAATCAACTCCGAACTTGAAGTCAGCTACGAATCTTACTACTGGTGAACCAGTTACATTTCTTTGTGGTAAGATTAAAGCCTCATTGAAGTCAGACATTAAATCTGTCAATAATAAGAAGTTGTTTCTTTGACCCGCAACCGCTTTGTTAGCAGGCATACCTGGTGCTACGATGATCTTAACATCTAAGTAAGATAACTCAGTGTGGTTTTGCATGTAGTAAGTTTCAGCAGATGCGTTAGCTAATGCTTGTCTGTATAAAGAAGCAGCAGCAGTTCCGATATAGATTACTAAATCTTCTGTTCCTCTAATCTCAGCAGGAATAGCTGTATAAAGTTTTCCTAACTCAGCAACAATGTTTGATGCAGAAAAAGTAGTTCCAACAACATCAATAACATCTGAATCAGCTACTAACTTAGCGATTAAACCAGACTCTTGTGTGAATAATGGAGAAGAAGCAGTTCCAGTCCATACAACTTTTTCTAACTCAGCAGCTACTTGTAATGAGATTTGGTTCATTAAGAACTCCTCAACCGTTGCTGGCATAAGTTCATTTGTGTTTGATCCTGGTCTTAACAACTCTGATAAGTAGTTTCTTTCCCAAGTTCTTAAACAATATTCTAAGTTTATTTTAGCATCAAATGCCTCAACAGCTTTTTGATCCAATGTTCCTTCACCTGATCCAGAAAAAGAGCAATCAGCATCTTGTAAGATAGAACCTAAGTTTAGTTTAGCAATCTTTGCTTTTGATTTGATATCTGGTATCAATCTGAATGATTCCTTTGAAACACCTTTTAACAATGCTTCTGCATAGAAACCTGTTAAATCCTTTCCAGCATAAGATGTATTATCTGTGAAAGAAAGTTTAAAGTTTGAAAAGTTTTCCATATTTTATTTTACTTTGTTTTTATATAAATATATTCCTATATTTATTCGTTCATTTTAACGTTTAACGGTTTCTCAACTCGTTTATTTTTGAAAGAAGTTTAACCTCTTTATTTACTTTATCATCTTTTTTAGATACTGTTACAGCTCCTGCCATTTTTGATAAAGTCTCAATCTTATCATTAAGATCATTTACAACTTTTGATAAAGTCTCAACTTCTGTTGATTCCTCTTTTGTAGTTTCAACGTTTTCTAATGCGTCAAGTCTTGAAGATAAATCAGCAATGATTGATCTAAACTCTTCAAACATTGGTTTAACAGCTTCAATGATAGTAGAGTTGTCTGGTGTTGGTTCAGCCAAATCTTCACCTTCGATTTCTGGTGTCTCAGTAGCGATAGATAGTATTGCACCATTTGCGTCCAATGTTACTACTCTACCATCTTCTAACATGTGTGCTCCTTCTGGTGCCAACTCTGTCATTGCTTCATCGATATAAAGGCGAGTTCCTTCATTGATTTCACCATCATAGAATAACGAAACTCCTTCGTTTGTTTTTATTTCCATAAAGTTTATTTTATTTTTGTCCTCATCCGAGGTGGTTTTACTCATTTCTATAAGTTCTATTCCTGCTCTAATCTCAACAGAAAAACCCTTAACTTTTTCACTCTTAACCTCACTCATCCAAAAGTCAGTATCTTCTACTTTAACTGAACCAAACCAAGTACCATCTGGTAAGTCAAAACCATATTTATTTGATTTGTCTGGGTTTTCAATCAACCAGTTTTCTTTTAAGTATGCACTAACTTGTTTATCAGAGTGTTGAAAGTTAAATATATCACCAAGTTTATTCTTATTGAACTTATCGGCAATCAAATCAATAGTCTCTTTATCGAACATAATGTTATATTCATATCCATTTTCATCACGTCTATAAATAAGTTTATTTGGAATCAAAAGTGGTCCATATAATAACTGTTTATCACTATTTGCGGAAAACTCCATTTGGACTATTTTTGAAAGTTTAATCCAATCAACCTCAATAGCGGGTTCGTCAACAAGACTTACTGCGAAAACTCCTGTTTCGTCGCCTTGATTTACTTTTATTTTATATAATGGTAGTTTTTCCATACATCTATATTATATTTTATTGAACTTTCGTTCATTTTTAGAAACTTGTTCTTGACTTTAACTTTTTAGCCTTCATTTGTGCGTTTGTTATTGAACTTTCTGTTACATATGTTTCTATTGGTCTATCATTTAGACTAAGTATCGCACCCTCCAATCTTTCAAAGTTATAGTCTGTTGATTTCTCAACACTTTTAACTATTGGTTTGTTGGTGTATGGGATTGCAACGCCACCACCTGCTTGATTTATGGCATCCAATAGTGGTGCGAATGCTTTAACTGATTTAGCATTGATTACAACCTCACCATTTGAAAGTTTAGCATCTATACTATCACTTGTTCCTGTTCCGGCACCTTTAACTAAACCACCCTTAGCATATGTTGGTATATATTTTTGACCGAGAATAGCAGCGTTCTGAACTACACCACCAGCAGTAATAGCAGCGATTAAAGCAAGACCAGGAGGTGTGATAGCACCAACACCACCAAGTTGAGCGATAGTTTTCGCAACAGCAACACTGGTGTTTATAGTAACAGTAGTAGCATCATTTAACTTTTGTGCGTTGAATCTTTTCTTATTTAACTTATCTTCTTCAAGTTGTCTCTTTCTTTCAGCATTGTCTCTCTTTGCCTGGAAAGCAAGTCCAGCATCATATTTTGCTTGTTCGAGTGCTGTTCTCTTAACAAACTGTTCGTTGAATGCGTTCTCTTCTAAATCAATCTTATCAATAGTATCTTGATATAACCTGTCATTTGCAGCCAACTTTTGGTCTATCATATTATTATATAAAGTAAGAGTCGCATCTTGTAGTTGTTTTTCAAGTACGAAAAGTTGATCGATAAGTTGTTTTTTAATATCAATCTCTTTTTCTGCTTCTGTTTGAAGTGTTGCGTTCTTTTTCTTAAAGTACTCGACAAGGTCTGCTTGACTTATCTTACCATAAGCTAAATCAATAAGTAGCATTTTATCTGTGTGGTCTTCTTGAATGTTTTCTGTATCTTTAATATATTCAGTTCTAATATCAGCCTTTTCTTTTTCAGATAAATCAACTTGGTCTATTTCTTCTCTATATTGTGTGTATCTATTAAAAAGTATTTTACTATATACGTCCGCCTCGTCTTTGGCAACCTTTTCATAGTTTTTTATTAAACCCTCGCCAAGTTTTGTTACAGATGACTGGCTTAGTTTTGCCAAATCCTCTAATCCAACATATAAAACACCCATAGTCTCAGCTACCACATCACCGGCCGTCATAACACCATCTGTGTCAAATCTTATTTTGGTTATTTGAGACGCGTCTATTCCAGCCTCTTTTATTTTATCTTTAAGTAAATCAATGTTTTTTGCAATAGTTTTTTCGTCCTCATTTAATGTTGATTCAACATCTTCATTTATTTTTAAGATAACTTTTGCTTTGTCAGCATAAACATTTACCAATAAATCCAAAGCAGCCTCACTTTCTCCAATAGAGGTTTTTATTAAATCAGCGGAACTCTCAAGTATTTCTTTATTTACTGACTTAAAGTATTCAATAGACTCGTCAATGCCTGGTTGTGCTTTATCACCAAGAAACCCAAACTGATTACTTACAAAGTCTAAAAACTTATTATATTCATCTGGTGATAAAACATCTTTTGTGTATCCAGCAACTAACTTTCTTCTTTTTTCAGACTCATCCTCTATAATAGAAGTTATATCCTTTTCAGTTTTTTCGGTGTTGTTTTTTAATCTTTCCTGTCTGTTTTTTTCTAATAAGTCTATTTGTTCTTGAACTTTTTGTGCCTCATTCACTTTCAACTTACCAAGTTTTTTCAACTCTATAAGTTCTTCATTAAGAGTTCGTTTTCTTTCATCATATTCGGAATCAATATCTCTTTTTGCTTCTTCACCTTGGAATCTTCTCAACTCAATAACTTTGTCTATTGAATCAGAATAGTTTTGTATAGTCTCTTCATCAATAATGAACCCTTGTTCTATATTAAACTCACTTATATCACTTATAGCATCAGCCCATAACTTTCTTCTTTCTTCGAGCTTTTCTTCTAGTGTTTTATTATATTCAATATCAAGTATCTTTCTCTCATTTATTAAATCCTTATACTCATCACTATCAGCTTTATATAGTTTTTTCTTTTCCTCAATAATAGCACGTTCAAGTGTTATAGTTTCTTTACCATTTGCTTCTGCTAATGCCCTTTCTCTTTCTAATCGAGCAACCTCAGTGTTTATTATTTCATCAGAAGCTTCCTTTTTATCGGTTACGAGTAAATCTTGTGTATCTTTTATCTTTTGTTGTATCTCATCAAGAGCTTTTTCTAAAGTAGCAACATCTTCTGTACTTGTTCCCCAAAAACTAGCAAATATACCAAATGTTTGTTGATCGTTAAAGTAATCACTAACTGCTTGACTTAATAACGCTTCTTGTTTTTTTAGTTGTTTACCCAATATAAGTAGTTCCTCATTATAGGCGTCTTGTCTTTTCTTTCTTAAATCGTCAATAGAAAGTCCTAACTTTTTATTTCTTTCAATCTCTTTATCTATATTTGTTAAAGTCTTATCATTTGCTTCCTTTTGTTTATTTAACGACTTTGTATTATCATCAACACTATTTGTGAAGTAAGCCCATGCTGCAGTTACGGCAGTTAAAACACCAACTAATAAGAAAACTGGATTAGCCTTCATAACTACATTTAATATACCCTGAACGACTATATTCTTTTCTGTAATCAATCTATTTATCTCTTGTAATCCATTTAAGACAGCAAGTGCTGATTGAACCTTTAATAGACCCTTTTCTAAATCCTCATTTTCGGAACCAAGTAAAGCCATTGAACCTTGTATGACTGCGAATCCACCCGCAACACCACTTAATGTTCCAATAAATCCTTGTAATCGAGCACCCTTTTGTGCGAAAGCATCAACACTTGCATCAACATCAATAATGGTTCTTCTCATCTTGATTGCCTCTGCTTGTAAATCCTTAAACTCTTGTGTGTTTTGTCTTCCAGCCAAAGCCATCTCATACATACGATCCTCAACCTCACCTAAACGAGAAGAAAGTGGTTGTAAATCACCATATATATCTTCAAACTTGGCATTTACTCCACCTAAGTTTTTAGTAAGTTCTGTAGCAGATTCATTTAGTCTATCAAAGGCAGTTGATCCTTTCTCTACATTTTTTAATGCCTCATATATGTCAAGTAGTATTGCCTTTTGTGCCTCTGTTGATTGAACGCTCTTCGCCGTTTGTATCAGTAAATCTATCGATATGGTTTTATTTGCCATTGACTTTTTATTAAAATATATTTTTGTCGACTTTCGTTTATACTAACTCAGTTAAAATAACATTGATGTTTTCCAGTGTTATATCGGTTGTACCACTAACGTTTTTTATCCATACTTCGATATAGTCTTCATTAAACATATCGGTCATACAATGGAATGGGATTGCACTTGATTTACCACCACTACTTGTTACAACAGACTGTCTCGAACACGGAATGATGGTTCCATTTTTATAGAATGCTACATCTACCTCGTTGTTATTACCTGATGATACAGATATACAACCTTCGAGTTTTATTGGTCCCCATGAATCACCTACTTTTGTAAGTCGGTTTGTAGAATGTGTGAATCCTTTTGAATATACGGATACTGTGTCTGCGTTTAGTAAGTACCAAGTATCTGCTATTGATATAGTAGTTATTGATCCGGAAGAAAAGTCAAACATATTCACATAGTCTGGACTCCCAACTTTCTTTATACTTTCTAAACTTACATCATACTTTTCTGTTGATGGGTTCCAGGTCGTTAAGTTATATGTTGCCAAACTTAAAAACTCTGCCTCGTTCCAATCCAGAATATATTTAGTCCCTATGTCTTTAATCTTTATACTCATGTCTTATTTTATTTTTAACTTACAAAGGTCCAAGCACCACCAGAACTTCCACCACCAGTAGGATAT